TAATCCAGTCGTTGCAGAGCGTCTGCAAGAGATGAGATTGGAGACACAGGCTAGGTTCGGGGTGACGATTGATAAATCTATTCGGGATCTGAAAAAGATTCGGGATCAAGCGTGGGAGATGGGTAAGTTTAGCGAAGCATTACGGGCTGAAGAGTTGCGTTTGAAGGCAGCGGGACTACTCGTTAACAAGCAGCACGTTATCAAAGAGGATGTCACAGCTTCTACTAAAGAAGAAATTACGAACAAATTAGAGGAGTTCCGCAGGTTAGCGCAGTCTCGCATGAAGAATATAACGCCAGATATGGGTATAATAGATCATGACCCACAAGATATAGCACAAGATAGCGGATAACCCATAAAATTCCATAAACACTCCGCGCGAGGGGGTCGAACAGTTTTGACCGGGGTTTCGGGGAGCTGCATAAGTAGAATTGTTCGGGTTCGGGCTTCGGGGCCATCGGGTTCGGGGTTCGGGCTTGACTCGGCCTTCGGGATCGGGCCATGATCGGGCTTCCTCCCTAGAGAACCTGCCCCGGTGGTCGTCGCTGCCGGGGATTTTTTTGTTCGGGATCTTCGGGGCCGGGAAGACACAGTACAATTGTTCTGGTTTTGGGAGCTGCATACCCGTTAGAGTGTAGCTCCCTTGTGAGCTTCGATTCACCAGTACAATTGTTCGTCTTACGGATAGATAGCAGCGGTAATCTCTGCGTTGGGAAAACAAGAAGAGGCAGTCGAGGACAATCTGTATGATAAAAAAATATTATTTTCTTGTTGACATGCTTTGCAATGATTGCTATATATAATAGGTAAGTTAAACAAAGGAGGTAAGAATGCCAAAGGTAGAAAGATACAATTTTAAGTCGTTTGAACAAGCGTTGGAATTTGCTAACGAGCGTGGATCAAGAGAGATTACAGAGGAGAGAATGATTAATTCTTCGCAAAGACCAGACGACACAATTATTTATGTTGTGCATGTTGGTCGTAATGACTAAGGGAGATCTAGTAACGGGACTCGGTTTCGTCCTCGTGCTGTTGATGTCGGGGGTAGAGCCAATGCCCCACAACTTTCAAGCTTTCTGGATTCACATCGGGCTGCTGATGATCGGAGTCGGGATGATGGTTACGGGAGTTTGGATGAGATGGAAGCGAATCTAACCAGAACAATTTCAAAGTACCCGGCGGGAGCCGGGTATTTTTTTGTCCGCAGCTCAGAACCAGTACAATTGTTCTTATTGTCTTCGCGCGCCGTAGTCCGCAGCACGGCTGCAAAAAAAAACTTTTTTTTGTGCTTTTTCTTGTTGACATTGATTGCAATGATTGCTATTTATATATCTATCGAAACCAGAAAAGGGTAAAAAACAATGTACAAGTATCAAGAGATCAAAGAGCATTTTGTTGAGTGGATGGAAGAGCAGGACGCTGAGTGGCTACAAGCCAACAAGGACGACTGGCATCATCACGCTTTCAACATGGACTACTACATTATTGGAACACACAAAGCCAAGGAATGGATGGGCGATAAAGTTTTCGACATCATTGATGCCATCAAGACTTACGAGCAAGACAACTTTGGTGAAGTGACAACAGACTTATCTGATCCAGAAAAACTAGTGAATATGTATGCTTACATCGTTGGTGAAGAAGTCGTGAATGAATGGAGGTAAAGATGAAGCGGCTATATTTTGCTTATGGGTCGAATTTGAATATGGCCCAGATGGCGATACGCAGCCCTAACGCCAAGCCGTTGGGGTCTGCTTATTTTCCGGGCTGGCGTTTAGTCTTTCGCGGGGTTGCCGATATTGAGATAGGGGAACCTGAAGACTTGTTACCTGTCGGTATATGGGAGATTGGGCCAGAGGACGAGGCCGCTCTTGATAGATACGAGGGTGTAAGTTCGGGGCTGTATCGTCAGGTGATGATCAACGGGATGATGACCTACCGCATGAACAGCGGCGGGTATCGGGATCCCAGTCCGCTATACTTCAAGACAATACTTGACGGGTATCGGGACTTCGGGCTTGACGAATCGGAACTATACAACGCTCGGGATTACACAACATACATCGGGGAGGATCGGGATACAGCATGGATATAGTGAATTGTTCGGGTTAATCGGGTCGGAGCTTCGGGTTCCGGCCCTTTTTTTGTGTCGGGTTTTCGGGGTCGGGGTTCGGGTTCGGGGTTTACCCGTATAATTATTCGTGTTTGTATTTGTACCATGTGATACTTTTTGGCGGATTGATAAAAGGTAAGCATTGTTTACCAAATGCAACGCAGCGCAATTTTTATTTTTTCCGGTTTAATATTTCCATCCTATAAAACGTCTACATTGTGAGCTGAAAAAAAACAGTACAATTGTGCTTTATATGGCTTGCAATCTGCAATGATTGCGTGTTAGGTTTAGGGACTGGCGCAATGGTGCGTCTATCAAACTGAAAAAAAGGTAGTAAAAACAATGTCTTACTTAACAAACACAAGCTTCTTGACTGGCGGTATTGAGATTGAGGGTCACAACGAAATAGGAAATTATCGCTCAATCAATACTTGGCAACAGGAATTGAACAACGCAGGTTTTGATTTTGTACATGTAAAATCGGATGCATCACCGAATGTTGATTTTGAATTGGTATTCCCACCAATGCCATTGCATATGGCTGGTGGCGCGAAAGATGACATTGCGGCGGTTTTGCAATTTGTCGAAAGCAATGGCGGCAAGGTATCAAAACGCGGTTGCGGTTTACATGTACATGTAGGAAATCGCGCTGTTAAGGATATTTCGCCGCGCGATTTTTGGCGTCAATCAAAACAGTTAATGCGTGACCGCAACGCCTATTTTATGCCAGCTGATAACCAGTGTCATGACATTATGCCAATTGCTTTGGCGCGTGATGTTATACAACGCTATGCAACGCACCATTCAGATATTGACGGCATTTTGGCACCATCGCGCCGTGCCAGTCACCATTCGGACGTTTCACGTTTTTGCCGTTGCATTCGCCGTGTTGCGTTTGGCGGTACACATGCCAATGAATTCGCCAATGCTGAAAGCATTTCTCACATGAATAATATTCTTGGCGGCAAGTTCAGCGCGGTATCGCTCAACACATGGTCGACCCATCAAACGATGGAATTTCGTCAACACCAAGCCACATTGGATATTGCAAAGCTTGATGCATGGTGCGTTTTGATTGATGGCATGTTTAGACATAGCGATAACCAACGTCTTGATTATGTATCGCCAGCAGAAACAACGATGGAAACGCCAGCAATGCCATATCGTAATGGGTCGCGCATTGGCGTTATGTGGGCGACTATTCGTCGTGATGGTGGCGCGACTACGCAAGAAATCATGAATGCTACCGGATGGTCTGCTGATACAATTCGCGCTCGCATATCTGAAATGCGCCGTTCACATGGTGATGCTGCAATTGTCTGTCATACGCAACAAACATTTGGTCATCGCTATGGTTCATCAAATGGTGAACACGATCTGAATGGTTATGAGGTATTGCAGCAAGTAACAACACAAATTGCTGGCGGCGTTGCGCTTTATCCCGAAAACAGAATAGGCGTTACATCAATATGGGCAGGTATTGATGATCAAACGTTTGAATACTTCAATCAGCGCCGCGCTAGTCTGTCATAAACTAGTCAAGCATAATCCGAGACAAGGCCGCCGTTGGCGGCCTTTCTTTTTGTCCGGTAGGTAGGTAGTGCTAGTACAATTGTACGGGTTCAGTGACGCTTAGATCGCCGCTATTGGCATGGTCGCGCAGGTACCCTATGGCTTATTGCGTTTTTCGGTATCGGGATCGGGTGGGATATACCACCCCCCCAAAAAAAAATGTTGACAAGCAGGCGCTTTGCGCCAAGTTCCCCACAAACAACCGCCGGATTTTACGCAGATATACCCCCTAAAAATTTTGCAAAAAAAATTTTATAACATTTTTCCATGGACTTATTGCAACCTTTGCACTATATTCATGTTAATCAATTGCCGACCCTAAGTTGTCAAGGGATGGCAGGGCCAGTTCTGCGGGACTGGCCCACTATTTAAAGGAGGGTGTAATGAAGAGGTTTGAACTAAGGATCAGCGAAGATCCTATAGAATTTACAGCGGAGAACGCTTCTGCGTTCTTGGATGTATGGAAGTCAAGGTCGAAGTGGGCGTTTCCTGACGATCACTCGTTCCTTCGCACGGCGGCGTTGTCTGCATGCGATTGGAGCGGCAAGCCTATGAGGTTTGACAGCATTGATCACTTCACAGCCGACATGATGGAAGCTGGCATGTTGGCGGAGGTTGGAGATGCACAAGGCTAAAGACTCATACAGCATGTGGAGCGGCAAGATGCTTGTGGACAAGCGTAAGTCGTTAAACATGACACAAATGGCGATGGCTCGTACTTTGGGTGTGAGCCATCGTATGTATTGTTATTATGAAAAGGGTGAGCAGAGCATTCCGCGTTCTGCTGAGTTAGCTGTGCGTTGGATGGAGTACAACAATGCTGACGGCATATTTCGTGTAGCGCCACATCCTGACAAGAGTCTAACGTCCTTTGACCGTGAGCGTATAAGTAGACTATGTGATGCGTTGGGCGGCATAGAGGGTGCAGACGCTCAAATGGACAAGGTTTTGCAGCAGTCAAAGAAGGAACTTGAGTATCTGTTGTCAAAGTTTGAAGAATGACCTATCATCGGCTCCATGTATTTTCCGTAGGGGATGGGCATGGCAAATTTTATGGGGCCGATGGCACCGCCGCAAGCGGCGCAACCACAACCACCGCAGTTAGACGTTAGAACGAATCCAGCACAAAGAGCGCAGTTTAAGAACTTCATGACGAGCATGTCTGCTCCCATGATGCCGACTACTGCGCCTGTTGCTCCGATGCTTGCTGCGCCGAGTCCCATGGACCAAATTGACATATTTGCTCCCGTGCAAGGCATGGCTTTTGGCGGCATGGTTGACGGTGGTAGGGAACGTGGTCGTGGAGACTTCCGCGATCCTATGCAAAATAACTTCTCTCAGGCTCCGGCTGGTCCAAGTCTTGGTGAGGGCGGTCAGGAGATGTTTACTGATAAAGCTTTAGCGAATAGGATGTTTGATGATTCTACGTCTTTATCAGAGGTTTTTGATATAGACAGGTATTTAGGCTCATCTAGTCCTCTGTTTGACAGACAGGGTTTTAGTTTGGATGTCCCTCCTGCTGTAACAGATACAGTTAATGATTTTACACCTCAGTCATTTAATTCTCCTGTAGGCAATCGTATTTCTGCTGTTGCTACAATGAATGATCCTTTTGGTTTGGGTGGTGTTCTTAGTGGCGGCCCCACCATGACTGATAGTGGTGGTCTTGGCATTATGGCGAATTATGCTATTCCGTTTAGGAGAGGTGGCACGACATTTGAAGTAGGTGAGTCTTACGAAACTGGTCGTGGTATTGGCGAACAGGTCCGTGAGCGTCAGATAGAAAAATCTGATGAGGATATGGATCAGGACTTGCAGCAGGATATTGCAGCTTTAGCTGCTGCACAGGCTGGCGTTGACATGAGTAATTACTTTGATCGAAACCCTGATGCTGGTGGTAATTTAGTTAACAATCCTTTGGCTATAGCTAATGTTTTTGAGCAAGCAAATCAGATAAGATCTCAAGAGGATGCTTTATCTCGTGTTCTTCAAGATCAGTTTGTTGCTCCTAAGATTGAGCCGGGTGACGCAGTTGTTACTCTCAATCCTCCTGTTGAAGATCGTTCTGTTTCGATTGAGAGGCCATCAGACGCACAAGCTGCTATTGAAGCATCCAGAGTTTCTTTTTTGCCACCTAGCTTAGATCGAACCTTGACCGACGTTTCTCTCCCCGGATTGTTGGAAGATGAAATCACAGCTACACCTTTTGTGCGCCCAGAACCCGGTATGGCTGGTAATTTTGGCACTGGCGCTCCTCTTGGTTTGAGCAGTGAAGATTTTAGTCAGGACAAGCAACAAGACATTGCTGCCGCTGCGGCGCAAAATGCCGGAATAATAGATGGCTTTAAATTTAGCAGCGGTCTTTCACCTGATGAGATGATTGCGGCTAGAAACATGTCGCAGCAAATGTTGTCGATACCTGACGAGCTTTCTGGTCAATCTCCGTTTACGAGTGGTGGCGTCCCGTCACCATTACAACAAACCATGGATAGCTACTTTGACAGAGATTTCCGTGGTGAAGAAATGGATGACGCCACACAAACTGATTTGAAGAGCTTGTTCGGCGAGGACTCTGAAACTTACAAAAACATCATGGAACGTGCTACGCCAATTCAATCAGATACTTTCCCAACGATGGCAGGTATTCTGGGCAAAGTCATGGGTGGTGCTAATATCAACAACATCATCAACAAGATTAATGAGGGCGGCGTTCCTATACTTGATAACAGTGGCAACATTCAAGGCGTTGTTCACGATGGTTTATTTGGCGGCAAGGTTTACTCAGGCAATCAAGCCTTTAATCCAATGGCTGGACCGAAGCCAGAGCGTGATGATAATCAGCCATTACCATTACCTTTACCTGTTACATCAACGACTCCTGAAAGTGAGACACCTTTGACAGTAACACCGCCTATGGTTAGTCCTACTCTTCCTGTGATTCCCCCAAGTCCTACCGATGTTATCGTTCCAAGTACACGCACTAATGTACCTGTGAACGTCCCTGTTGTTGCTCCTGCTCCTATTGAGTCGATATTGCCACAGAGTCTCTTGGATCTTTTGCAAGCTAGGCAACCTGTAGCACGAATGCAGGAGGGCGGTGCTGTATTGGATGATGCGGCTGGTCGTTTCTTGGAGGCGTTGACGGCAGCGTAGCCAGATGAATGAGTTCAACATACCAACAGAGTTCCTTACTGATGCAGAGTTGGAAGTTCTAGGTAAACACTTAGACAAGTACAAAGAATTACATGAACGTGAGCAATATCAAACAAGCTTTTTAGAGTTTGTGAAATATGTCTGGCCTTCTTTTATTACGGGCAATCATCACAAGATATTTGCCGAGAAGTTAGAGCGAGTTGCAAGGGGCAAGTTAAAACGTCTTATTGTCAACATGCCGCCAAGACACACCAAATCAGAATTTGCGAGTTATTTGTTTCCTGCTTGGGTGATGGGTCAGAGTCCGTCTACCAAGATAATTCAGGCGACACACACTGCTGAACTTGCAGTTGGTTTTGGTCGTAAGGTTAAGAACTTGTTGGACAGTGACATATACCGTGATGTGTTTCCTGACATGGAGTTGGCGCGAGATGCAAAGGCGAGTGGTCGTTGGTCAACGAATGAGGGTGGTGAGTATTACGCTGTTGGTGTAGGCGGTGCGCTGGCTGGTCGTGGTGCGAACTTGTGTATTATTGACGATCCTGTTTCAGAGCAGGATGCGTTGTCACCAACCGCGTTGGATAACATTTACGAATGGTACACTTCAGGACCGAGACAGCGACTACAACCGGGCGGGTCGATAATTATTGTGATGACACGATGGAGCATCCGCGATTTGACGGCGAAGGTTTTGCAGAAACAGGCAGAGGGAGGGGCGGACCAGTGGGAGGTCGTGGAGTTTCCGGCGATATTCCCCGATACCGACAACGTGTTGTGGCCCGAATTTTGGAGCAGGGACGAGCTAGAAGGCGTTAGGGCGTCTATTCCTGTTGCCAAATGGAATGCTCAATATCTTCAGAATCCTACTGCTGAAGAGGGTGCAATTATCAAAAGGGAGTGGTGGAATGTTTGGGATCATGATGATCCACCTGTCGTTGATTACATCATCCAGTCGTATGACACCGCCTTCACCAAAACCCAAAGGTCGGATTATTCGGCTATTACGACTTGGGGTGTGTTTTATCCTGACGAGGGTGATGAGGCTGCGATCATATTGTTGGACGCTGAAAAGGGTCGATGGGAGTTTCCAGAGCTTAAAGACGCGGCGATGCGTTTGTATCAAGAGTTCGACCCAGACATGGTGTTAATAGAGCAGAAAGCATCTGGTACGCCACTGACTCATGATTTGCGTAGAATGGGAATACCTGTTAGTGGTTTTACTCCGGGCAGAGGCGCTGACAAGTTTTCGCGTATGAACGCTTGTGCGCCTGTGTTTGAAAGTGGCATGGTTTGGTGTCCAGAGACTAGATGGGCTGATGAGGTTGTTGAAGAGTGTGCCTCGTTTCCCAACGGTGAACATGACGACTTGGCTGATAGTATGACACAGGCTATACTAAGATTTAGGCAAGGTGGTTTTATTGGGACTCGTAATGATTACGAAGACGATGATTTAATAACTTACAGGCGCAAGCGGGAGTATTACTGATGGGTGCAGGAAAAGCGATACGGAAAGGTTTAGACCGTCAAAGATATCTTAGATCTGATGAGGGAAAGGCTGAAAAGAAAGCTCGTAAAGCTCACAACAAAAAGTTTTCTCCTAATATGGATAAATCAACGAAGAAAGAAGTTCGTAAAAGAGCTAAAGCGTCAGATGCGGCAAAAGGTGCTACCATGCGTGAAAGAGATACTTTCCAATATGTAGAAGAGATGAAAGACGGCGGATCTCTTAACGCAGCGATTAAAAGAGTCAAAGCTGCTCAAGGCATGAAAGACGGTGGCGCAGCAAAGAAGTTAAAGGAAGTTCCCGCAGGTAATAAGGGCAAAGGCTTGTCTAAACTTCCTACTGAGGTCAGAAACAAGATGGGTTTTATGGCTAAAGGTGGCATGGTTAAGAAACCGAAGCTGGCAAAGAAGAAGTCACCACTTAAGGCCTTTAAATCGGCAAATGAAACAGGCAAAACTCTCTCTGATGCAGATGTCGCAAAAGTAGAAAAGTTAATGAAGCCGAAAACCGACAGACAGCTTATGCAGTTTGAAAAAGGCGGTGCAGTTTGCCGTGGTATGGGTCGTGCTTATATGGGCAAGCCTCGTAAAGTAAAAATCAGATAGGATATTGATGTTGTCTGGTGTTGGAGGCATAAGTAAGAAGAGGCTGATCTATGGCTTTGCAGTCATGTTTGATGCCCTTCTCATGTCTGCGCCGAGATCAGCCTCACCCAGAGGGAGTCCTCTATGGATGAAGATGACATCTTAGCTAGTTTCAAAGATCCTCCAGCATCTCAGGAGATGTTTAAAAGTTTAGCCGATAAAACCAATGTGTTCACAGATCCGTTAGGCAGCGAAACTCTTGGGGCTATAAATCGTGCGATTGTTGGCGCTCCTATTGATGTTATTGATGCTGTTGGTCGTGCTGGTGATGCACTTTTGCGTGGCGCTTCTTCTGCCGGAACTGGTATTATGAAAGCTATAGGAGAAGACGATGCGATGGCAGAAAGGTTTGGTCGAGATATCTACCAAGCTGGCATGGTTAGCGGTCCAGCCACTTCGTTTGCACCGATACGTCCTAGAGGCAAGTCAAATAAGACGCTTGTGCTTGAGGCGCAAAAACAAAAGATAAAATCTCCAGCAGCCAAACGCGCCTTGGATGAGAACTTAGAAGAGGCTGCGATTACAGACGCATTTGCAGATGCGGCAGATGACATGACTGTCATGTACTCCAGAAATACTGGTCGCATGGATGATGAGATTACAGATCAAGATATGTTAGACATTTTGACAGATTCCTATTTTACAAATAGGGATCGTGGTATGTCAAAAAGTGATTCTATTGCGGAGTCCTTGTTTCAGTCTGGATTAAGTGATGTTGCTGGTCCTATGCTCAAGCGCCTTGACGCTGATTATAATTTCAGATCATCTAGTGCGATGAAAAGAAAGCAAGAGGGTGCTGCTTCAAGAAGAAGCTTGGAAACTCAAGCCAGACTTGCAAAGCAACCTAAAGATCCTGTTAAGGTTGTTTCTTTGGAAGAGGCTACAAGAAGACAGAATGAAATTAGTGGCACGGGGCTTCCAGATAGAACCGTGCCTCAAAAACCAAATTTGACAGTTATTGAAGGTGGTTCAAAAAAAAAATTAAATCGTGATGAATTGTTTGAGGTTATGGGTGAAGATGGAGCTATGATGGAGTTTCCTGAGATTGGGAAAAATGTTGATAAATACATTTATGATTTTGATTTTAAGGCATTATCAGACGCTGCTCTCTCTCCTGAATACTCTAATTACAGTAAAGTAATGAAGTCTAATTTAAGATCTGCATTCCCAAGTGGGAAAATTCCTGTGTCTAGGACTGAAGGTTATGCAACAATTGGCGCTCCTAAAAAAACAAATGATTACATTATAGATATAAATGATGTTTTGTTTGTAGGGTATGGTCCAGAAAAAGAATTAATTGTTAAAGGATCTGTTGCAAATAAAAACAGGCCTGTTTCTGTAGCAATAAAGGATGAAAGTTGATGGCTGTTGAAAAAGGAATAGGCGCTGGAGGTATAAATAATATTACCTCTGCTCAACAAAGTGCAGAGTTAGATTTTGTAACTATGCCGGAAAATCCCAACGTTATGGAGATGGATAACGGATCTGTAATTGTTGGTGAGATTGAAGAAGAGGTAGTGCCTGTTGATGTTCCTTTTGATGCCAACTTAGCTGATTTTATAGACGAAGCTGAATTAATGCGTGTGTCATCTGATCTCGTTGGTGAGATAGAAGAGGACATGGCATCACGAAAGGATTGGGAAGAAACATATAAGCGTGGCATTGATTTGCTAGGCATGGAGTATGATGAGCGCACACAACCGTTTGAGGGTGCTACAGGTGTGGTTCATCCTTTACTCTCCGAGTCTGTAACGCAGTTTCAGGCTCAAGCTTACAGAGAGATGTTGCCGTCAGGTGGTCCTGTCAGGACTCAGGTTGTGGGTGCCGAAACGCCTGAAGTTACTGCACAGGCAGAGCGTGTAAAACATTATATGAATTACATGCTCACTTATGAGATGGAAGAGTATGATCCCGAAACAGATCAAATGCTCTTCTATCTTCCTATTGTTGGGTCTACCTTTAAAAAGGTTTACTCAGATCCATTACTGCAAAGGCCAGTAAGTAAGTTTGTTCATGCAGAAGATCTGGTTGTTCCGTATGGCGCAACTGATTTACTTACCTCGCCTCGCATCACGCACATTATCCGCATGGATAGTAATGAAATCCGTAAGATGCAGCTTGGCGGTTTTTATCGTGATGTAGATTTGCCCGGAGGAGGGGGTGATAAGCAGTATTCCGAAGTCCAAGAAGTTATTGACGAAGCTCAAGGCGTAGAATTATCCGGTAAGTCTGAAGACATGACGATCTATGAGGTTCATACCTCACTTGATCTTGAGGGTTTTCAAGACGTAAGAGCGGATGGAGAGCCAAGTGGGTTAAAGCTGCCTTACATCGTTACAATTCTGGAGTCATCAGGAGATGTATTGTCTATTCGTAGAAACTACGAACAGGCAGATATGCTCATGAGGCGACAGCAGTATTTTGTACATTACAAATTTCTGCCCGGACTTGGCTTCTATGGCTTCGGTCTCACACATATGATTGGTGGTTTATCACAAGCCTCTACGAGTATTCTGCGTCAATTGATAGACGCTGGCACTCTTTCCAATCTTCCGGCTGGTTTTAAGGCTCGTGGAGCGCGAATTAGAGACGAAGATGAGCCATTGTCACCCGGTGAGTTCAGGGATATTGACGCTGCTGGCATGGATATACGTCAATCTATCATGACGCTGCCGTTTAAAGAGCCATCAGGAACGCTTTACAACTTACTTGGTACTCTTGTGGACTCTGGACGCCGTTTTGCGTCCATGGCTGACATGAAAATTAGTGAAATGGGCGGTGAAACGCCTGTTGGCACTACCATGGCTATTATGGAACGCGGCACAAAGGTTATGAGTGCCATTCATAAACGCCTACATTACTCACAAAAACAGGAATTTAAGCTTTTATCCAATGTTTTTGCACGATTTATGCCTCCTGTGTACCCATATGCGGTTCCGGGTGCGCCTCAAGAGATAAAAGCGCAAGATTTTGACCAAAGAGTAGACGTTTTACCCGTATCAGACCCTAATATCTTCTCTATGTCGCAAAGAATTGCGTTAGCACAGACGCAATTGCAGCTTGTACAGTCAAATCCAGATATTCATGGCGGTCCACAGGGTTTATATCAGGCATATCGTCAGATGTACGAGGCTCTTGGCGTTACGAACATTGATCAGATCTTGCCAAGGCCACCAGAGCCACAGCCCATGAATCCAGCAAGAGAAAATCAAGAGGCTTTGCGTAATCAAAGATTACAAGCGTTTGCAGAGCAAAATCATCAAGCGCATATTGAAGCGCATGTTGCCATGATGGCTACTCCTGCTGCACAAGCCAATGCTAACGTCATTATGACACTTCAAGGTCATATTCAGGAACATATTGGTTTTATGGCTGAGATTATGGCGCAACAGGAAATCATGCAGACCATGGATCCACAACAGCAAATGATGATGCAACAAGATCCTATGATGATGCAGCAAATGCAGATACAGATAGCTAATAGAGCGGCAGAATTGATTGGCGAACTGACAGAACAGTATGCTCAAGCAGTTGCTCCTGCTGATAACACTGATCCTCTTGTGGCTATCAGACAACAAGAACTTGCCTTGAGAGGCGCAGAAATTCAAGAGCGCTCAAGACAGTTTGAAGAGAGACAGGCTTTTGATCAGGAGAAAGAGCGCAATGATGTTCTTATTGATCAACAGAGGCTTGATCTGCAAGAAGAGGCCAATGAAGAAAAGGTTCGTGTTGCAGAGAAGCGCATTCAAACGCAGCGTGATATTGCCGCTGCTAATTTACAAAACAGGAGGCAATAATGTCATCTAGTTCTATTTATGCAAAAATTCATGAAGTTGAAAAAGAGAAAAAGCGTCAAAGACGTTTGATGAAAGAAGCCGCGCAACAACCCGCTCCTGCGGCTGAGGTCGTTGAAGAGGTTCCTGTAACAGTAACGATGAAGCCAGCGCCTGAGAAAAAGGCTCCCGCAAAGAAAGCAGCCGCTAAAAAGAAAAAGTAATGGCAGAAAAGAAGTTTCAAAAAGGCACAGCATATGCCAAGTACGACCTAGATGGTGATGGTGAGATCACTGATGAGGAACTTGAGCATGCTAAAGAAATACGCGAAACAGAACGTGATTTGCGTAAGAGCTTGGCTCAACTGCGTATGGCAAGATATACATTGATAGGTATGGGTTTATTTACAGCCGCGCTGTTTACGCCTTGGATACCTTTAGAACGTATTGAGGCTTTGTCAGATATAAGTAATTTATTTTATATCAGTGGCGCAGGTATTGTTGGAGCCTACATGGGAACCACAGCTTGGATGAGTCGTAAGTGATAGATGCCTTTTTGTTGTTGGTATATCTTGGCACAGGAGAGTTTCGCAAGTTAGAAAGTGCAGATATGTACTTCTATTCTGTTACAGAATGTAACTATTTTGCTTCACAGGTTTCAAAGAGATACGGGAACTATCAGTTCAACGATTATCTTGATGAGAAAGATAGAGTAACCGCATATTGCGTTCCTAGAAGGGTAAATTCAGAACAAGTAAGGGTGTATTGATGATACAGGCATTGATTGGACCTGTTACAGGTCTATTAGATAAGTTTATAGAGGACAAAGATCAAAAAGCTAAGTTGGCTCATGAAATAGCCACCATGTCAGAAAAACACGCTCAAGAAGCGTTGCTTGCTCAACTAGAGATTAATAAAGCAGAAGCAGCTTCTGGTTCAATATTTAAAGGTGGTTGGAGGCCAGCAGTTGGTTGGGTTTGTGCTATTGCTTTTGCATATCATTTTATTTTAAAAGACCTAATAATATTTGGTGCTTCTTTTGCTGGGTTTGAGTTACCAGAGTTACCAGAGTTTGACATGGGTACATTGTTGACTGTTTTAGGTGGCATGCTTGGAATTGGCGGACTCAGGACATATGAAAAGCAAAAAGGACTTACTAAATAATGGACGCAATTGTACTTGCGGAATACTTATTGAAGAACATACGTCAAGAAAAAGCTGATTATACACAGCGGTTGGCGGATGGTGCGATAGAGGATTACTCCGACTATCGGTTCATGGTGGGTCAAATACGCGGCTTGACTCAGTGTGAAGAGCATGTGAAGACCGCGATGAGAGGCATAGAGCTAGAGGATGGCTAAAAAACTATTCGTCCCAGAGAGGATGGCAAGTAAACCTACAGCACCAGTAAGTGAGGTGCCGAAGGATATATCGAAGGGCTTTGATAATCCAGAACACGACGATATGAACACTAAGGATCCTTCAGAGATGGATGTCTCTGTCATGGATAGACTGCCTGTTCCTGTTGGATACAGGCTTCTTGTTATACCCTATTACATGAAACCTAAGACTGCTGGTGGAATTATAATTCCAGAGTCTGTTCGTGATCGTGAAAATCATGCAACTGTTGCGGCTTATGTCGTGAAAGTTGGTCCTGATGCTTATACAGACGAAAATAAATTCCCATCAGGGCCATGGTGTTGTGAAAAATCATGGGTATTAATGGGAAGATATGCTGGAAATAGATTTAAAGTGGATGGTTTAGAGGTAAGGCTCATAAATGATGATAATGTTATAGCTACCATACTTGACCCTGCTGATATTTCCTATGTATAGTGCGAACAGGAGTTTGTAATGAGTGCAAATGAGTTAATGCAAAAAGAACCTGAACAGGAATCCGTTTCTTTTGAGATAGAAGATGATGCACAACCTGCGGCTGTTGCCGAACAATCTGTTGAAGTTCAGCCAGATTCTGAAGAAAAAAGCAGTACAATTGTACAGGAAGATGATTCTTCAGAGCTTGAAAACTATAGCGAAAACGTTCAAAAGCGTATTAATCAACTTACAGCAAAACGTAAGCAAGCTCTTGAAGAGAGTGAAGCAGCGTATGCCTATGCTAGACAGGTCCAACAACAAAACGAGGAAATGAAAAAACGCCTCGCTGACTTGGACAAAGGGTATGTCAGTGAGTATGGCGCTCGTGTAGAAACACAAGAGGCTGCTGTTAAGAAGGCTATGCAGGAAGCGTATGACGCTGGTGACATGACTAAAGTTGCAGAGGCGCAATCTGCAATGTCTCAACTAGCTATCGAAAAAGAACGTTTACGCATACAAAAAGCTAGATCCGAACAAGAGCAAGAAGTTCAACAAGAAGCGCCTCAACAAGAATTGCAATCTCCGCAAGTTCCAAGAGAGCAAGATTTAGACCCCAAGTTAAAGTCTTGGATGTCTCGTAACGCTTGGTTTGGGCCTAGCGGTGATATGATTATGAGTAAAGCCGCTGAAGCTATTCATACACAGATTGTAGGTGCTGAAGGGTTTGATCCATCATCAGATGAATATTACGCGGAAATAGATAAGCGAATGCGTCAATACTTTCCGCAAAAGTTTCAGGAGCAGAGGCAAAACGCTCAACCTGTTGCTCCTGCGTCAAATGGACGGTCATCAAGTAAAAGTGGGCGGAAGAAGACGGTGGAATTAACGCCGGGACAGGTGGCTTTTGCCAAAAAAATGAACATACCTATGGAGCGATTCGCACTAGAGGTTGCAAAACTTCAGGAGAAGGGAAAATGACTGATCGTACAAGCCGGGATTCGCAAACCCGTGAAAAACAAGCGAGAGTTGCCGATTGGAAACCACCCTCCACTCTTGAAGCTCCAGAAGCCCCAGTTGGCTATAAACACCGTTGGATCCGTGAGTCTGTAATGGGCTACGATGACAAAAATAACGTTCACAAGAAGCGCCGTGAGGGATGGGAGTTTGTAAAAGCTGAAGATCATCCTGAATTTGATGCTCCTGTTACGAGCGATGAAGGTAAAAACGCTGGCGTGATTGGCGTTGGGGGTCTTATGTTGGCTAGAATCCCTGAAGAGATCGTGGAACAAAGAAATGCACATTATGAAAATGTGACCCAAAATCAAATGGAAGCTGTGGATCGTGATTGGATGCGTGAAAACAATCCAAACATGCCAAAGCAAAAACCTCAACGATCCTCTTCTGTGTCCTTTGGTGGACCGAAAGGAGGGGAATAGTGATAGTCGAAGGAGACTAAATCATGGCGAATAAAGATGCTGCCTTCGGCATGCGCCCTGTGAAAAGGATAGGTGGAACACCCTATACTGGTGGGCAAAGCCGTTATCGTATCGCCGCTAACTATGGAACAGCCATTTTCCAAGGTGACATGGTTGCTCAAGTAACTGGTGGCGGTATTGAAGTACACGCTGATGGTGGAACAGTACCAATCGTTGGTGTGTTCAATGGATGTCAGTTCACTGATCCAACAACAGGTGAGCAGAAGTTCTCAAACTTCTACCCTGCAAGCACTAATGCTTCTGACATTATTGCTTTTGTCATTGATGACCCAATGGTTATCTTTGAAATTCAGTGTAATGCTGCATTCCCTGTTGCTGACTTGTTTGGCAACTTTGACATTGTTTATACTTCGGCTGGAAGCACAACAACTGGCATTTCTGGTGCTGAGTTGAATGTGTCTGACGGTGCGACGACTCAAAACTTGTCAGTTAAGGTGATAGACATCTCTGAAGATCCAGAGAACAATGATGTATCTTCTGATGCAACTAATGTCTATTGTGTCATTCAAAACCATATCTTCGGACAAAAGTCCGCTGGCTTGGCATAAGGAGGCTTAGAAATGGCTATTTCTCGCGCACAACTAGCGAAAGAGCTAGAACCCGGCCTCAACGCTCTATTCGGAATGGAATATGATCGTTACGATGCCGAGCATGCTGAAATCTACGACACAGAAGCTTCAGATCGTGCATTTGAAGAAGAAGTGATGTTGGTCGGTTTTGGTAATGCAAACACCAAATCAGAAGGTGCTGGAGTCGCTTTTGACTCAGCTTCTGAGGCATACACAGCACGTTATACGCATGAGACAATTGCTCTTGCTTTCGCGCTGACAGAGGAGGCCTTGGAAGATAACCTCTACGACCGCCTTGGCGCTCGTTATACAAAGGCTCTTGCTCGTTCAATGGCCCACACAAAGCAGGTTAAAGCTGCTGCAACTTTGAACAATGCGTTCAATAGCAGCTTTACAGGTGGAGATGGTAAGGAGCTTTGCGCTACTGATCACCCACTAGCTGGTGGTGGAACTCTTCGTAACGAGCCATCAACCGCTGCTGATCTTAATGAGACATCACTTGAAAATGCTCTCATTGACATCTCAACATTTGTTGATGAGCGTAGCATGATTGTTGCACTTCGTGGTATGAAGCTAATCATTCCACCACAGCTTCAATTCGTTGCTGATCGTCTTCTTGAGTCAACTCTACGCCCAAGCACATCAGACAATGATGTAAATGCTATGCGTAACATGGGTATGCTTCCTGAAGGCTACACCGTTAATCACTTCCTGACTGATACAGATGCTTTCTTTATCAAGACGGATGCGCCTAACGGCTTCAAGCACTTTGAGCGTACACCAATGTCAACTGGTATGGAAGCTGACTTCGATACTGGTAACATGCGGTTTAAGGCTCGTGAGCGTTACAGCTTTGGATTCTCAGATCCACGTTGCGTATTCGGTTCACCGGGTGCATAATAAAAAAATCAGGTACGAGGTTGATCCCCATGCTTACGAGCGAGATTGGTCAATCCCCCTGAAAGAAAGGGCGGCTTCACAGTCGCCCTTTTTTATTGTATAGTTTTTTCATCCCTGACAGACTCATTGTGAGTCTGACACTAGCCAAGACAGGAGATGCAAATGGCTAATAGTACCTTTTCAGGTCCAGTCCGTTCTGAAAACGGGTTTAAAAATATCATCAAAAGTTCTACGATTGGTTCTCTTACTAGTGAGATGACACTGTCTACATACGTTGCAACTGTGACAGTTGCAAACGGTGCTACGACAGGAAAAGAATCTGCTATAGGTATTCCTTCTAACTTTATACCCATGGGAGTTATGGTCGCTGTGACTACAGCCGCTGCTAACTCTGTGAACCTTGTAGATATTGGCACAGATGCTGATACAGATGGGTTTGTTGATGGAATTTCTGCTGCTGTAAATTCAACTGGTTTCAAAGGATTTTTCCCTTGTAACGGTGTTTTAGGCATGTCAGGTGGAACGACTACTGCGGCGACAGAAACAGCGGATGAAGTAGAGGTTGTTGTTTCGGGGGATCCCGGTGGAGATACAGTGATTGTTCTAAAATTCTTTGGGATTTCTAGTTCATCAGACGCATCTTAATAGGAGGCAAATATGGCTGGTCCAGTAAGAGCCTTTAACCACGCCCAAGGAGATTCTGCTGCTGTTGTAGGTCCGGCTCGTTCTCGCATTCGTCAAATTGTAATTTTTGCAGATGCGGCTGGTGCCTTTACGATTAAAAATGGTAGTGCTTCTGGTGAAACTTTGATTACGCAGACTTTTCCCACAGGAATGCACCATTTAAATATTCCAGATGACGGCATTCTTGCTACGAGCGGTGCGTTTGTTTCTGCTTTCACTGGTTCTAGTAATCAATTAACTATTTTCTTGTCGTAGAGACAACAATGGCTAGTTCCAAAGGGAAGATGCCTCCGCGTAATAAAAAGAATTTCCGCCCCACAGAAAAGGGGGCGGGAATGACTAAGGCCGGGGTAGCTGCGTATAGACGGGCAAATCCCGGCTCTAAGTTAAAAACGGCGGTAACTGGCAAAGTAAAAAAAGGTAGTGCTGCTGCAAAGCGGCGTAAATCTTTTTGTGCTAGATCTGCTGGACAAATGAAAAAATTTCCAAAGGCTGCAAAAAATCCTAACAGCCGTTTAAGACAGGCTCGTAGAAGATGGAAGTGCTAATGACCCCTGAAGATGTATTGAAGCAATTAGAAAAGCATGAAGAGTCATGTGACAAGCGCTACGCTGATATACAAGATCAGTTAAAGCGACTTGACACTAGACTATGGGGTATTGCCATTTTAATAGTAGCAGCGGCTGGTATGGAACAATTGTTCTAATGGTCATGGGCCGTTCACAGATGAGGCAACAAGTTAGTAAGCCTCCTCAAAAGAAGAAGTGGAGTTCTAAAAGAAAACGCTCTGTAAATTGCAAACGTCCTCGTGGTTTTAGTGAGAGAGCTTATTGCGCTGGGAAGAAGAAAAATGCCTCTAACAAAAAAAGGTAAAAAAATAATGACTGCTATGAAAAAGCAGTATGGATCAAAAACGGGGGAAAAAGTTTTTTATGCAACAAAAAATAAAGGCAAAATAAAGAATGTCGAGAAAAAGAGCAGACCCAAAAGTAGGAACAGGAAAAAAGCCTAAAGGTAGTGGCAGACGGCTTTATACTGATGAAAACCCAAAAGACACTGTTCGTATAAAGTTTGCAACTCCAACAGATGCTAGAGCCACAGTGGCTAAAGTTAAAAAGATAAACAAACCTTTTGCTAGAAAGATACAAATTTTAACAGTTGCAGAGCAAAGGGCTAAAGTAATGGGCAAAAAACAAGTTGTGGATATTTTTAAGAAGGGCAAAGAATCACTGAGAAGGAGCAGGAAAAATGCCTAAAGACGCTTGTTATCATAAGGTTAAGGCTCGTTACAGAGTTTTTCCGAGCGCATATGCTTCAGGGGCTATCGCAAAATGCCGAAAGGTAGGTGCTGCTAACTATGGCACTGGTGGTAAAAAAAAGAAGGCCAAAAAGAAAGCTGCTGGTGGTGTGGTAAGAATGGTTAACGGAGGGGCAGTTAACAAGGCAAAACGACCATCTAGTAATCCTAATGTTGCTAGAGGTTGTGGTGCTGTGATGAGTAACAGGCGAAAGGCCACTAAATACTCATAACAGAAAGAAGATAAAATGGATCCTGTTTCTGCTATGGCAACGGCGTCTGCCGCCTTTACTGCAATAAAAAAAGGTTTTGCCATAGGTCGTGATATAGAGAGCATGGCATCTGATCTTGGCAGATGGATGGGCGCACTCAGCGACCTAGACATGCTAGAAAAAGAAGCCAAAAATCCACCCATATTCAAGAAGCTCTTTGCTGGAAAATCGGTTGAGCAGGAAGCCATGGAGGCTTTTGCTGCTAAACAAAAAGCAGAGGCGCAACGTAGAGAGTTGCAACAGTGGATTGGTCTGACCATGGGCAAATCCAAATGGGACGAATTGGTTCGTATGGAAGGGTCAATCAGAAAATCTCGCCAAGAAACTTTGTATCGCCAAAGGCAACGCAGACGCAAGTTTGTAGAGATCGTTGCTTGGATTATGATGGGTGTTTTTGGCATATGTTTATTGCTTGGTTTTATTGTTTTTCTAAGAGGCACAATCGCAAAAGCTGTGGCAACGCCTGAGTATGTTATATGTAGACTCAAGGGTTGTGACATAATAGACGATCAGCGTGTTTGCATATATCATGGCGCTAATAATACTGTTGACAGTGTTTGGTTAGATCCGATTGAGTATTTTCCAAAGGAAATACAGTGCAAATATGAACCTAATGAAAAGAAGCCACCTACTGTTCGTGAGACATTAGATGCAATCAGAAAGTCGAGGGAATAAGCAATGGCAGTACGCAAGACGAAAAAGGGCTTGGCACTTAAAAGGTGGTTTAAAGAAGACTGGAAGGATGTCAGAACGGGTAAGAAATGTGGCCGTCAGAAGGGTGAAAAACGGGGTACTCCATATTGTCGCCCCTCTAAAAGAGTTTCCAGCAAAACTCCTAAAACAACTAAAGAAATGACTTCAGCAGAAAAAAGAAGTCGTATATCTCAAAAGAAGAGGCTAGGGCAACCAGCAGGAAAGCCTAGAAGGGTGCAATCATTGAAAAGAAAGAAAAAATAACGGACATTATCGAAAATTGGATAATGACAGATCTTAGCGTTGTGGACCCCGGTGCAGGGTTTGCTCCATGTCCTTTTGCAAAAAAAGCGTTTAAGGACAATAAGTTAAAAATTATTGAATGTGGTGATGATTTATGGAAGGAGGTTGCTAAACAGTCTAAAGATTTTGACTCACGTTACTCTGTTGTAATATGCACACAAGAGGAGCCTAATCAAACATATGAACAGGTTGAATCTGCTTGTATGGCTTTAAATGACTGGTTTTCAATAAATGAATTAGACGTTTGGGTGTTAGCGTTTCAAACCAACTTTACGATGGTTTTTGTGCAGAAGTTATCAGAGTTAGATGACGCTAGTCAAAAGCTAGAAAAAATGGGATACTACGAAAACTATGAGCCAGAAGATTATGTAAAATTAATCTTAAACCGTAGATATGAGTATAGGAGACAGCAAAATGCCGGGTGCTAAGAAAGCAGCAATGAAGCGAATGAGAAATGGTGGAAAAGTAAAACGCATGAGAGGTGGAGGTGCAGCCATACCAAAACGCATGAAAAATGGTGGAGCAGCTAAAAAAGCAGCCATGATGCGTGGTGGTGGGAATGTCTCGCCTCGTAAAGCCATGGGCATGATGCGTGGTGGCAAGGTTAAGAAGTAATGACTGTTTCAGGGTCAACCGATTTTGAGCTAGATGTAAGTGATTACATTGAAGAAGCTTTTGAGCGTTGTGGTTTGGAAGTCCGCACTGGTTATGACCTAAAGACTGCAAAAAGATCGCTCAATCTGTTATTTGCAGATTGGGCGAATCGTGGTCTTAATCAGTGGACAATTGCACAACGCACACAAACTGTTACACAAGGCACATCTAGTTATAATTTAGGAACTGATGTTGTTGATGTGTTGTCTATGGTTGTACGCCGTAGTAACTCTGACTTAGCGATGACAAGAATAAGTAGAGATGCTTATTTAGTCATAAATTCTAAAACAACACAATCAAGGCCATCTCAATTTTTTATTGATCGTCAAATAACACCAGTAATAAAATTATGGCCTACGCCTGAAAACAGCACAGATACACTTGTTTTCGATTGTTTAACAAGAATTGATGATGCTGATACTTTCACTAACACTGTAGATGTTCCCTTTAGATTTTATCCATGTTTAGCGGCTGGATTAGCTTACTATTTGTCAATTAAAAAAGCACCAGAGAGAATACAAGTTTTAAAAACAATATATGATGAGGAGTTTGATAAAGCACAGGCAGAAGATCGTGATAGAGCCTCATTTAGCGTCAGTCCTAATTTACAATTTTATAGGGTAGGATGATGGGCAGGTTTGCTGTTGGCAAAGACGCATTTGGAATATCAGATAGATCTGGTTTCAGATATCGTTTACGTGACATGAGAAAAGAATGGAATGGTTCACTGGTGGGCAAAGATGAATATGAGCCAAAACACCCTCAAATACAGCCTGTTCGTAGAGCAGTAGATGCAGAGGCCTTGCGTGATCCAAGACCAGATACAAATAACATAATCCCTGTAGACGTTAAATTTCCAACCTTTAATACTGATACGTTAGAGTTCATACCAGTTCCATTCATGTCATCTTCTGTGGGGTCTTTGATTGTCACAGGAGTTGCGCCCGGATCACCAACAACGGTTTCTATAACAGGAGTTGTAGGGACCAGTGCAGTTGGAACCGTAACAGCTTCTAATATAGCTTCTGCAAGTGTGACTTTAACAGGTGTAGCTGGAACTAGTGCGGTAGGTTCTGTATCCTTCTTATCCATAACAGTATACACGGTTACGGTAGCTAGTGGAACTAACTCCTACGGTTCTGGCAACAAGTATTACATTGCGGGACTTTCAGGAGCTAGCCCGACCTTGACATTGAACGAGGGTTCCACGTACAGATTTGATCAATCTGATAGTAGCAACTCTGGTCATCCATTAAGGTTTTCAACCACAGCAAACGGAACACATGGAGGGGGATCTGAGTACACTACGGGTGTAAGCACTTCAGGCACTCCGGGTAGCTCTGGAGCTTACGTCCAGATAACAGTAGCCGCTTCGGCTCCGACACTGTATTATTACTGCACCAATCACAGTGGAATGGGTGGAACGGCAAACACGCCATAGGAGTATACGATGGCCTTTAACGGAAATTTTTTATGCACTTCTTTTAAAAGTGAACTTTTTCAAGCGGTGCATAATTTTAGCAGTCACACCTTTAAGATAGCCCTATTTACTAACAGTGCAACTCTTAATGCAAGCACCACGGCGTATTCTTCTTCTTATGAGATAAGTGGAACGGGGTATAGCGCAGGTGGGGCCACTCTTGCTAATGTGAGTGTAAACACGAGCGGAACTACGGCTTTTATTGACTTTGATGATGTTTCTTTTTCTAGCTCTACACTTACAGCTAGAGGAGCTTTGATTTACAATTCTAGTGCTTCTAATAAAGCCGTGGCGGTGTTTGACTTTGGTTCAGACAAGTCATCCTCCTCATCAACTTTTACAATAACAATACCTACAGCGGATGCTAGTAATGCGATTATAAGGATTGCTTGATGTCGTACACTTATGCAGAGTTGAAGACCGCGATACAAGATTACACGGAGAATACTGAAACTTCGTTTGTAACTAACTTACCTACGTTTATTAAAAACGCGGAACAGCGTATCTTTAAACTTGTAGATTTAGAGTTTTTTCGTAAAAACGCTACGTCATCCCTATCGCAAAATGATCCTTATATTTCAGTTCCTACTGATTATTTAGCTTCTTTTTCTATGTCGATTACTAACAGTAGTTCCAAAGAATTTTTATTACAAAAAGATGTAAATTTTATTCAAGAATATGGCCCAAATTCAGCCACAACAGGGGTTCCTAAATACTACGCATATTTTGATGTTGACAATTTTATTGTAGCTCCTACTCCTAATTCTAATTATGCGGTTGAACTTCACTATTATTACAGACCTACATCTTTAACAGCAGGTGCAGATTCAGGAAATACATGGTTAAGTGAAAACGCTCCAAATGCCATGCTTTACGGGTCTTTAGTCGAAGCATATACTTTTATGAAAGGTGAACAAGATTTACTAGGTGTTTATGAAAAGCAATTTAATGAGGCGTTAAGTAGAATCAAAGATCTGGCGGAGGCCAGAGAAAACACC